AAGTTATGTCAAGCGCTTGATAGATGAATATTGTACTGATCAGCCTGATACATTCAAAGTTCATTTCAAATATGACTTAACAAATCCAATTGCTATACCAGAAGATCTTATGTATACTCTGATCAACAAGCGATATTACATCAAACAAGATGGCATTGACATTTTTGACATTCCTGAAGGTACTAAAGAAGCCACTGGTTTCTATTTTGAATGCAATACTGTTTTTGTCAAACCGATGTTTACCGAAAATATGGACTTCAAGTATGATGCAGGGCTTGATATGCATTCAAGTTGTCATGAATACACAATTGACATGTGGAAAAAAGCGTATAAAGAACGTCTGAAACACAAAGTAGTTCTTGTCACTGGAGGTTTTGATCCTATTCATAGTGGTCACATTGAGTATTTTAAAGAAGCTAAAAAGCTCGGAGATGTACTTGTTGTTGGTGTCAATAGCGATGAATGGCTCGTTCGTAAGAAAGGCCAACAATTCATGTCTCTTGACGAGAGAGTAAACATAATAAAGAATTTGGTGATGGTGGATTCTGTAATTACATTTGATGATTCGGATGGAACTGCAAAATCAGCAATTCGTCATTGTTTAGACTTATATCCAGAGTCTCAGATTATCTTTGCAAACGGCGGAGATAGAACAAAAGTCAATATCCCAGAAATGTCATTACCTTGTACTGTTGAAGAATCAGAACGATTGACTTTTGAATTTGGTATTGGTGGATCACACAAAATGAATTCCAGCAGTAAAATACTTACGGAATGGAAGACACCAAGAACAGAACGAAAATGGGGATACTACAGAGTACTACATTCCGATGGGCCTTCACTCAAAGTAAAAGAGTTGGTTGTAGAACCAGGTAAATCACTTAGTATGCAAAAACACAAGTTCCGTAGTGAATATTGGATTGTTTCGGAAGGTACTGCGACTGTAAATTGTCAAGATGGCGAAGAAGGTATTTTAGAAACTAACAGACTTGAAAAGCACGACGAAATACACATTCCTGTTGGCACATGGCATCAACTTGCAAATGAAACTGACGCTCCTCTCCGAATAGTTGAAATCCAATATGGAGTCAATTGTATAGAGGAAGATATTATTCGGATTTGATTCAGTATTATTTTATGGATGATAATCCAATTATACCATATAGTTAGAATGTGTCAACTGAAAGTGTCGTTCCTAGTAGTATAAATAGAAAAAACTTTCCACACTATTGGGTGATAAAAATGGCTACACCAAGAACAAGAAAAGAATTTAAAGAGTATTGCCTACGAAAGCTAGGGCATCCTGTTATACAAATTAACGTTTCAGATGAACAGATTGATGATCGTATAGATGAAGCATTGCTTTTCTGGCAGGACTATCACTATAACGGTTCTGAGTTAGTATACTTAAAACACATGTTGACTCAAGAAGAAATAGATCAAGGTTTCGTTGATCTCAATAATACGGAATATGCAAAATTATTGGGTGTTGTTCGTATTTTTGATCTATATTCATCTATTTCAACTGGTACAGGTATGTTTAACGTAGTTTATCAGTTTGTTTTAAATAACCTACAAGATCTTACTGGTTACTCAATCCAGAACTATTATATGACAATGTCCCACATTCGCTTTATTCAAGAATGGCTTGTTGGACTTCCATTAATCCGTTATAATAAGCACAGTAATAAACTTTATATTGACCAGAGTAAAGCAAAACTTACTCCAGGTTATTTTATTATCATTGAAGCATATGCTCCTCTTGATGATAGCAGTCCAGATATTTGGGGTGATAGATGGCTTCAGAATTTTGCGACAGTACTTATTAAAGAGCAATGGGGTAGTAACCTTACAAAGTTTAGTAATATGCAACTTGTTGGTGGTGTTCAGTTTAACGGTGAGCAGATTTTAAATGATGCTCGAGAAGAGCGAAGAGATATGGAAGATAGTGCTAAAAGAACTCTTCAACCACTTACGTATAACTTCTCTGGATAATCAATGGCAACTAATGTCTTCTTTTCAAACTACAATTATTTCAATGAACAGCAACTCATTGATGATCTTGTAATTGAGTCAATTCAAATATATGGTGTTGATACGTATTATGTAACCAGAACTTCTGGTGCATTTGATCACATCATGAATGAAGATAGATTGATGATTTTTGATGCTGCTTATCAGATGGATATGTACGTCAAGTCAGTGGATGGTTTCCAAGGTGAGGGTGACTTCCTATCCAAGTTTGGTCTACAAATTCGCGACCAAGCAACATTCACTGTTGCATTCAGAACATTTGAGAGATTTGCAACACGAAATGATCCTTCTTTGATACGACCAAAAGAAGGTGACTTGATCTATATGCCAATGAATAACAAGTTTTTCAAGATTATGTTTGTCGAACACGAGTCAGTCTTCTATCAGACTGGTGCACTTCAAGTATATGATCTTAAGTGTGAACTATTTGAATATTCTAATGAGCGATTTGAAACTGGTGTTGAAGATGTTGACACACATTATGCAAACTTTAGAACAGATAATATTGACAATCTTGAAGATATGTTTGATGCCGATCCTATTGCTAAAAATATATTCTACGAAGAAAAAGGGAATGACATTATTGACTTTACTGAAATTGATCCATTCAGTGAAACTATATTCCCACCATCAAATTATTTTGTAACATCAGATTCATCAAAGGTAACCGCTGATGATAGCGGCATTACTGCAGATACTATTTAAGAGGAACAAATGGCAAAGCAAACCATAAATGTAGGAACTACTGCTAATGACCGCACCGGTGATCCTTTAAGAATTGCATTTAATAAGGTAAATGCCAATTTTACAGAACTATATAATGGCATATCAACAGATATTTCCGATTTAACAGATACTCAAAATTTGCTATTTTCTGGTAATTATCAAGATCTTGCAAATACACCATTTATACCTTCAGATATTTCGGATTTAACTGATACTGAAAGTTCTTTAAATATCAGACCAAATATTGAACTAACTAATACTCCATTTATTACACAACCTGTTATTTTAGGTCCAACTGTTACTGTTACAGCAGCTCCTGCTGGAACTAATGCTAGATTTACGGTTGTCATTGGAGAAGCTGGTGATATATCTAGTGTTACAGTGACAACAGCGGGTTCAAATTATGTTGTAGGTCAGCGCTATTTAATTCCTTCATTTAATACTGGTGGTTCTAATGATGATAGTGGAGTTGTTATTTCCGTTGCTACGGTTAATAATGGTGCGCTCTTAACAGTTAATATTGTGGGTTACTACGGTCCAACTAATAGTAATACGCCTGGAACTTATACCGACGGTAGTGCAGATTATCTTCCATCCGTATTTGATGAAATAGATACTGGACTTACTCTTACAAGAGACAATAATGGCGCACTTTTTAATAGTGAATCTGAACAAGCATATGATAATACCAATTATACAAGCCCAGCTGGAACCGAATGGAATGCTGATGGCTGGGGTGATTTAACAGATTTAAGATCTAGAAGTTATACTACATTTAGAGCAGCATTAAATAATGTGGTCGGAAACAATGTAGTTTCCACCGAATTAGTAATGCATGATACCATCAATGACAAGTATTACAAGTTTGATTTTAGTTCTTGGGGTCAAAGTAATGCCGGTGGTTTTGCTTATACAAGAAATCTAGTTACAGATCCTAACTTCTTTAAGAAAGTTGATTATGACACCGGAAATACAGCTATTGATGTCATAATTGAAGATGATGGTAATGGTTCTGGAATTGGAATTACTCGCGGAAATAATAATAGCATATATAATCCATATCGCGAAGAAGGTTATTCACAATCCACCAGCCCTGCAGGTACTCTTTGGAATACAGATAGCTGGGATGATTTATCCGATATCACAACAAGAACATATAGACCATTTTATGCTGCATACGGCGGCAATCTAGGAATTGTTGTTCCTGGATCAAAGTCGATTATGTATATACCTGAAACAGGTGAATATTATGCTATTAATTGGCTTACATGGACTCAAAATAATAATGGTGGTGGTTTTAGCTATGTTCGCAGAAAAATCGACCTTACAAAAATTAATGAAGGTATTAAGTTTGCAGACGGAACCGTTCTTAAAACGGCAGTTGGTGTCGGTCGAATTAAATCAACTTCAACAAGTAATCGTAGGATAGAAGAGGTATCCGGTAGTAAGAATATAACGGTTACCCAGATAGTAACTAATAACCTTACCACTTTGGCTTCAAGAAGTGTAGTCGGCGATAATAGATTCTGGATGTATACTGCTAATAACATTATCGACAATATCATAGATAATCCGAGTGCATATGATATAATTGATTTTTCTACAATCGAATTCTCTCTTGATAATACGACATGGTATCAGTATACTGGTAGTTACAGTAGTGATACGGATGAAATAGGTGTTGCAACAAATGACACACATGAATACAATGAAGGTGATACTATATACTTTAGATATAAGTCCGGTGGCGCACCTGTTGTGTGGTGGGATAAAGCAGATCTTCCAAATGGTTCATCAAATTTTAGAGGGGCTATCATAGATTATCACGCGTATTCTGGCGAAGCGACTTGGATTGGAACAATACACATTGTCGATGATAGCGGAAACGAATATATTACTCACACTGAAGTAAATAGCGGATCTGAAGATGCAGAAAACGATGATCTTTGGCTAGTTCAAAATGAAGGAACTATCAGTTATCGTAGAATTGACGGCGAATCAAAAACTCTTAGAGTTCATTGGACAGCCAAAGTCTTCTATGGTTCAGAATACTTTAATGATTAATAGGAGCAAGGTATGACACTCGTAAGAAGAATTAACGTAAGTCAGATACAAGGTAATAATGCAAATGCGAATGATGCGACTGAAATAAGACCGTTTGGTGAAGTAGGTTTTTTTATAGATGAAAATTCAAATCCAGATAAGCTCGTCATGCTTATGTTTGAAGGAACGAGAACCCATCTCAAGAGTAAGGTTCTGAGTCCAGGTATTCTATTCGGAAGTAATGCAGATAGTGGTGATGGAGCTGGCTTTGATACAATTAAACTTATTCCAGATTCGCAATTACACAATATCGGAAGTGATCAATACATTATTGTAGATCCTACTGCACCTAATCATATTCATTTGAGAGCAGGTGGAACTCAGGATGGTTCTTCCGCCGATCTTTTTCTAGGTGCTGAATATACAAATGTCAAAGTAAGTGATGGTTCTGATAGTGTTACAATTACAACAAGCCAAGTTGGTGAGGGTGTCATTAATTATAGCTGGACATTTAATAATCAGAGCATACTAACATTACCTAGCGGCGGTGCACTAGAACCTGTTGGTATGGGTTGGACTGGGCTTACAAATGGCAGTTCTGGAACTCCAGTAAGCATTGTAAATAAATCAACAAATGTTACATATTCCGGACAAACAATTTCTGATATTACGTTATATAATAATGCAGATACACAGGGACGTATTTCTATAAATACTCATGATCTTGTTGCTGCAAACAGTCATGCTTGGATTTTTGAGTCTTATGGATCAATTATATTCCCTGATGGTAGCATACAAAATACAGCATGGGGCGGTGGATCTGTAGTTCTTGCACCAAATACAAGCATAGGTGATAGTACAGATGTAGAAGGTAGAATTGCTTTTGATTCAACTTATTTCTATTATTGCACTGCAAACTATAACGGTATTGATAATATTTGGAAACGTGTTGCTTGGAGCAATGATACCTGGTAAGGAACTTTAAATGACAGTAGTCAACTATTTCTATAATGCTACAACTAAAAAGTACATTGCCCTTTTCGGGACAATGTTCAATAAGATATCTATTGTTCGAGATGATCCTAATACTGGTGATTCTGTTCAGCGAATGGTTGTTCCTATTTCATACGGACCATATCAAAAGTTTCTTGCAAGAGTAAACCAAGACCCAGGTTTGAATAGAAAAACTGCAATCACACTTCCTAGAATGTCCTTTGAGATTACAAATATTGAATATGATGGATCGCGAAAGATCAACTCGACTAGAAAGATTACTGGACAAGCACATAGCGGTTCCAGTAAGTCTTTTCAGTATGTAGGTTCACCTTTCAATCTTAATTTTACACTCAGCATTATGACAAAATATGCCGAAGATGGAACACAGATTTTAGAACAAATACTCCCATTTTTCAAGCCAGAATGGACATTTACAGTAAAACTAATAGATAATCTTGATCCTATAGATATCCCATTGGTTCTAAATTCCGTGAATATGGAAGATGTTTATGAAGGTGATTTTGAAACACGTCGAAGTCTTTTATGGACACTTAACTTTACAATGAAAGGTTGGTACTTCGGTCCACAAAGAGAAGGTAGTGTAATCAAATTCATCGATGTTAGAACATTTACTAAAGTAGAAACCGATACATTACCAGAAGGTCAAATTACAATACAGCCAGGCTTGACTGCAAACGGTCAACCAACAACATCAATTGATGAAACAATAGATTATGAATTGATCAATATTGATGACGATTGGGGAATTATTACAATTTTTAGAGATGAAATACAGGAGCCATAATGAGTGATGATAAAATTGCAAGTGCACTTGGATTAAAACCACTAGCAGAAGTTCTAGATAAAGAAGAACCTTCGACTGAAATTATCGTCCCAGAACCTGCTGAAATAGTACCAGCTATAGTTGAAGATAATGAAACAGTCAAAGACATAGAACAGGCTAGAGGCAATATTAAAAATATCATCGAGCAAGGTGATGATGCATTAAGAGAAATGATTGCACTTGCAAAACAATCTGAATCGCCAAGAGCATTCGAGGTTGCTTCAAATTTGATGAAAACACTTCTTGATGCAAACAAAGACTTTGTAGAAATGTCAATGAAGAAAAAGTATGAAATAGATGCAGTCAATGCACCAAAAGAAGCTGCTCAGACTAATGTGACAAACAATAACTTGATTGTATCCACTGCGGATCTACTGAAAATGCTCAAAGGGGAAACTTGATAATGAATTTTACACGTGAAATGCTTGAAGATATTACTAAATGTATGAATGATATAGAATATTTTGCTGAAACCCATATTAAGATTAATAAACATTCAACTGGCTTGGAACCTCTGATTTTAAATGAATTTCAAAGAAACGCAATTAAAGATTATAAAGAAAAGAATATTTTTGCTAAACTTGGTAATAGAATAGAAGGTAAAACTACTATTGCTGCTGTTATTTTGCTACATCAAACAATTTTTACAGAATATAGAGTAAGTGCTATAATGGCACCGACTTTAGTATTAAGTAATTACATATTAGATTTAATCTATGATATGTATCAAACTTTACCAGACTACATAAAGCATAATATAGGTATTACTGCTCGTAATAAGACAAAAATAGAATTTAGCAATATGTGTGCAATCTATAGTGTTGGTAGTAATAGTATGTCATTAAGAGGAAGAACTATTTCCAATTTATACATAGATGAATCTGAATTTGTATCTTCTCTTCGGGAAATATTACAGAATATGGTACCTTGTATTTCAGTTGCAAATAAATCCAGATTATTTGCCTTTACTTCAACTAGAACATCTGATTTTTTTAGAGAATACTCATGACAGAAACAGGCTACTTAGGAAACCCACTTCTTAAAAAATCTGGTACTCCAATTGAATGGACTCCAGAAATGCTCAAAGAGTATATGAAATGTGCAGAAGATCCAATCTATTTTGCAGAGCGCTATATTAAGATTGTTCACGTTGACCATGGCTTTATTCCAATTCAACTTTACGATTACCAAAAAGATATTATTAATGCAATTACAAATAACAGAAGAGTTGTAGCAAATACTTCTCGTCAGGCAGGTAAAACTACCACTGCTATGGCTGTTATTCTACATTACATACTTTTCAATGAATATAAAACTGTGGCACTTCTTGCTAACAAAGCAGCATCCGCACTTGAAATCCTCAGTCGTATCCAGATGGCTTTCGAAGCATTACCAGGTTGGTTACAACAGGGTGTTGTGACATGGAACAAAGGTTCTATGGAATTGGAGAATGGGTGTAAAGTCATTGCCGCGGCATCATCATCAAGTTCCATTCGTGGTAAGTCCATCGCGTTTCTATACATCGACGAAACAGCATTCTTGAATAACTGGGAAGAGTTCTTTGCATCCGTTTATCCTACCATTTCATCTGGTAAAGAAACAAAAATTCTATTGACATCCACTCCGAACTCTTTGAACCATTTCTGGAAAATATGTAAAGAAGCTCAAGAAGATGTTGATGAAAAGGGCAGAGGAAAGAACGGCTATATTTACATCGAAGTCACTTGGGATAAAGTACCAGGTCGAGATGAAGCATGGAAAGAAGACACACTTGCATCCATCGGTTGGAATATGGAACAATTCCAACAAGAATTTTGTGGTTCATTTATCGGTAGTTCCAGCACACTTATTTCTGGAAGTAAACTGAAAGAACTTTCATTCTCGACTCCGATACATGAAGGTGAAGGTATCCGACAGTATAAACAAGCAGAAAAAGGTCATGCATATGCAATGATGGTCGACGTTTCCCGAGGTAAAGGTCTTGACTATTCAACATTCTCTGTAGTCGATATTACCACTATGCCATACGAGCAAGTCTGTACATTCAGAGATAACTACATTGGCCCTGTGGATTATGCCAGCATTATCTACAGAATAGCAAAATTGTACAATGAAGCGTCCGTTTTAATCGAGATCAATGATATTGGTGGTCAAGTAGCCGACGTGCTCTATTTTGACTATGGTTATGAAAATATGTTATTTACAGAAACAGCCGGAAGATCTGGAAAGCGAATTTCAGGTGGTTTTGGTAAAAATGTCGACCGTGGTATCCGCACGACAAAGACAGTAAAATCAATTGGATGTTCTATCCTGAAATTACTAGTAGAACAGAATCAATTGATGATCAATGACTTTGAAACTATACAAGAACTATCAAGATTTGCTCGTAGAGGTCCTTCATATGAAGCAGAATCTGGTGCTCACGACGATATGGTTATGACACTTGTTCTTTTTGCTTGGTTGACCGATCAAGCATTCTTCAAAGATATGACTGACATAAATACACTTGCAAAATTAAGAGAACGTACCGAAGAAGAAATTGATGATTTTCTTCTACCTTTCGGTTTTTATGATGATGGAAGAGACGAGATAGAAATTACCCCAATTAGGTCTCCTGATGAGTGGATTAGCGGAGGCTGGTAACAAAACATCAAAGTTTATAAATAGGATTGAGATTTGAATTAAGAACAATCTTATTCTATAACAAAGGAGAAAAATATGGTTTTTTCTGTAAGCCCATCCGTAACAATCCGTGAGGTTGATGCTACAGCAACAATTCCAGCGATCGCAACTCCTCCTGCTGCAATCGCTGGTGTTTTCCGCTGGGGTCCAGTCAACGAAAGAATTTTAATCACTTCTGAAAACGAACTAGTTTCTCGTTTCGGTAAACCAACTGATGCAAACTACGAAACATTCTTTACTGCAGCTGATTATCTTTCATATTCAAATGCACTTTACGTGACAAGAGCAACAAGCACTGCTGCAAATACCGCATCTGGCACATACTTCAAAGCCAAGTATCCAGGTGAACTCGGTAATTCAATTGAAGTAAGCTATGTAACAGGTTCTCAGTCATATGAGCAAAATCTTTTCACTACAATTGATAACACAGGTGATGATGACAATATTTCAGTAGGAACAAATCAATTTGTTATCATTTCAACTGATGATATATCTGCAACACTTTCAAGTGGAGATGTAATCAGAGTTGGTACCAGCGCAACTGGTTACCAGAATATGATCGTAGACACATACACAATTGTTGTTGACGTAAATGACAATAACACTGCAAATACCGCGGACGACTTTAACGTATATACTTATACGATCAATTTCAAAAATAGATATTCACTTCCAATCACTCTTTACTCTCAATTGGAGTATAAGAGATTCTGGGGTAAATCATATCTATTCAGCAGTGCTCCAACATCAGGTAATATGCATATTGTCGTAGCAGACAAGAATGGTGTTATAACCGGTGTGAGAGATACAATTCTTGAAGTTTATGAAAATGTTTCAAAATCTCCAACTGCAAGACTTTCTGACGGTTCAAATAATTACTACGCTACCGTTCTAGAAAATAAATCTTCTTGGGTTATTGCAAATCCATCAGAATCACTAGATAGTTCTGGTGATACAGATGGTTATGAATCTCTTGCAAATGGTGCTGATGGTGCTAATGAATCAGCTATTCCACTTGGAAATATTGCTGTAGCATATGATCTTTATAAAGACTCTGCTGATGTTGATATAGCATTCATACTACAAGGTAAAGCAAATGGTGCCAACCTTGCAAATTATATCACACAGAATATTGCTGAAAACAGAAAAGATTGTGTAGCATTCATTTCTCCAACATTTGCCGATGTTGTTTCACCTTCTAACCCAGTTACAAAGATGAACAATGTGATTGCATTTAGAAGTCTTGTTCAAAATTCATCATATGCATTCATTGATAGTGGCTATAAGTACCGTTATGACAAGTATAATGATACGTATCGCTGGGTACCACTAAATGGTGATATGGCAGGTCTTTGCTCAAGAATTGAAGCATGGGAATCACCAGCAGGTTATAAGCGTGGTATCATCAAGAATGTTGTAAAACTTGCTTTCAATCCAAATAAAGAACAACGTGATCAACTTTACGGAAATGATATTAACCCAGTCATTTCTCAGGTCGGTCAAGGTGTTCTTCTATTCGGTGATAAGACTGCTCTTGGAACTGCAACTGGTAGTGCATTTACTCGTATCAACGTACGTCGTCTATTCATTACAGTTGAAAAGGCAATTGCAACTACTGCTGCTTCATTCCTATTTGACTTCAATGATGA